GACGAGGTAAAACGCCTTCAAGTACTGATTAACAAGACCCGCGAAGAGATTGCCAAAGAGTACGTTACCAAGACTCAGCTAGACGCGGATATAAATCGCATCTTTGACCGCCTTGATCGTCTTGAAAGTAAGATTGATCGGCTTATGGAGCAGCACAAATGAGAAAGCTCAAAAAATTCAAGCGTTACGATGAAGGCGGAGCCGTAGGCGCAGGCTCGGGCGATCCGTTTTCATACACGGATTTTAGCAACCGTGCTCGCAATCTGGAGCCGTCTAAAGCTGCTCCAATTGAAGAGCGTAAACCCCCAAAAGCCAAAGAAGCTGAAAAAGCAGAACCCGTAAAAGCTGAAAAGGCAGCGGAACCTGCAAAAACTGGACCCGTAAAAGCACCCCCACCTTCGGGGCGCAGAGAAATTCCCAGCGTCGCCCAGCAAATGAAAGACCGGGAGCAGGGTGGGCCAAATGAAAGGGCTAATTACGCATCGTATGGTAAGACTTCGAAGCCCGAGTATAATAGTTATTTATACGGACCAGATAATCTAGCCGATGGTAATGAAGGAGTAGACTCGTTCACATCCACTGGGAATGCTAAAAAAGCAGAAGAGTACCGTCAGTCTTTGATGCCGGTAAGCAAACCCAAACTCAAACCACCAGCCCCCGCCGCTGAAAAAACTCCAGCCCCTGCCGCTGAAAAAACCCCATCCGCTGCTAAAGCTCCCAGAGCCGCCAGCCCGGATGAGATCCCCGGTACGGATGTAAAAACCCCATATGAAGGGGAGAAGATTGACAACACCGGTTTAGCCGGTAAGCAACTTGCCCAATCCACACTAGGTGCTACCGCAGTTGGGCGCGGCTTAGGTGCCGGTATTCGTGGCGCTATGGGTCTGGGCCGGATGTTTGAGTCGGGGTCTAAACCCACGCCCAAAACCGAACCAACACTTACCCCTTCTACCTCTGCTTCTTCTACGACTCCACGCGGTGGAGATCCCCGTGCCGCAGCTAATCGTCGCGCAGCCGAGTCTGAAACCAAAGAAGCTCCGAAAGAAACTCCAATTCGCGTAGATCCGCGTGCCGCTGCCAATCGCCGTGCAGCCGAAGCCAAGGAGGCTCCGAAGGAAGCTCCTACTCGCGTAGATCCCCGTGCCGCAGCTAATCGCCGTGCAGCCGAGTCTGAAGGTAAAGAAACTCCAAAAGCTGAACCAAAAGCTGAACCAAAAGCTAAATCAACCGCTGATGACGAAGTGGCGCAAGAAGCCGCTAAACGCGCAGCGGCGAGTCGCCCTAGGGTTACTCCTAAACGGCAAGAAGATTCTTCAAAGTTTGGTGGGGGTAAAGGCACTCCTAGTAAGGTTAAAACTAGAGCAGAAGTTAAACCTACGTCAAAGAAACTTAAAAATCCTGTTGGCGAAAAAGAAGGCCCAACCGTGGATAAAGTTCTTGAAAGTAAAGGACTTTCAGCCAAGAAAGGCGGCAAGATTCCAGCCTTCAAGAAAGGCGGATTTGTCAGTCGCGGTGATGGTTGCGCCCAGCGTGGCAAAACCAAAGGCAGGATGGTGTAATGCCTAGCCACAGCAAGAAACAGCACAACTTTATGGAGGCGATTGCTCACTCGCCTTCATTTGCTAAAAAAGCTGGTGTTCCTCAGTCCGTGGGCAAAGACTACGCAGAAGCTGATAAAGGTCGCAAATTTTCTAAGGGTGGTGACATGAAAAACGGTTATGCAGATGGTGGTATGACCATGGTCAAAAAAGATGGGAAAATGGTTCCTGATTTTGCGGCTGATGGCGTAGGCAAAATGGCTAAAGGCGGAATGGCCGGAATGAAAGGCATGAAGAAGGGCGGCTCGATTGACGGGTGTGCTCAGCGTGGCAAAACCAAACTCAAGCGCGGCGGTATGTGCTAATGATGTCTAGCCGTGGCATGGGTAAAGTTGACCCATCCAAAATGCCGGGTAAGAAAAAGATCACCCGCAAGGATGATCCGAACGAAGTCGCCATGTACGCTGAAGGCGGCGGAGTAAATGCCGCTGGTAATTACACAAAGCCCAGTCTTCGTAAGCGGATTGTGTCTCAAGTTAAGGCTGCGGCGACTCAGGGTACTGGGGCAGGTCTTTGGTCCGCGAGAAAAGCCCAACTTGTTGCTAAGAAATATAAAGCTGCTGGTGGGGGGTATAGAGATTGAAACCTCCACAGCAGTCTCTTAAAGACTGGGGCGACCAGAAGTGGCGCACCAAGAGTGGTAAGCCGTCAAGCAAGACTGGTGAGCGGTACTTGCCAGAAGATGCAATTAAGAGTTTGAGTCCGTCTGAGTACGCCGCAACGACTAAAGCCAAACGTGCAGGTAAAGCGGCAGGAAAACAATTTGTAGCGCAGCCTAAAACCATCGCAAAGAAAACCGCTAGGTTTAGATAATGACAGTCTCCGGAGTCGCCAACTTTGACATGAACTTCACGGAACTCGCTGAAGAAGCGTGGGAACGTGCGGGGCGTGAGATGCGTACCGGCTATGATCTTCGGACGGCGCGGCGCAGTGCCAATATCATGATGGCCGAGTGGGCTAACCGTGGTATCAACATGTGGACGATTGAGTCTGGCTCAATCCCTTTGGTCCAAGGTACGGCAACGTACAACCTACCGGCGGACACGGTAGACCTGCTAGAGCATGTAATCCGTACGGGGTCAGGCAACTCTGCTACTCAATCAGACCTAACGATCACCCGGATCAGCGTATCGACATACGCAACTATCCCAAACAAACTTAGCCAAGCGCGTCCAATCCAAGTCTATATTGACCGCAAGCAAGCTATTCCGACTATCACCGTCTGGCCTATTCCAGACCAAGGCCCAAGCGGAAGCCCCTACTACACATTTGTCTATTGGCGGCTACGTCGGATGGACAACATCGACACAGGTAGCAACACGGCTGATGTGAACTTCCGTTTCTTACCCTGCCTTACCGCAGGACTGGCTTACTATATAGCCATGAAGATCCCAGAAGGGGCACAGCGTCTTGATATGCTGAAGACCGAATATGAGTATCAGTGGGGGTTAGCGGCTTCTGAGGACCGGGAAAAAGCGGCAGATCGGTTTGTACCTAGACAGTATTTTATCGGTAGCAGCTAATGGGTAATCGGTTCGCCTCTGGCAAGATCGCTATTGCCGAATGCGACATGTGCGGGTTTCGGTACAAGTTAAAGGATCTCAAAAAGCTAGTAGTTAAGACGAAGCTAGTCAACATCAAGGTCTGCCCTCAGTGTTGGACGCCGGATCAGCCACAGCTACAGCTTGGTATGTATCCGATTGACGATCCTCAGGCACTGCGGGAACCTCGTAAAGATCTTAGTTACTATCAGTCTGGTACAAACGTGAGTGGGTTTCCGTCAGAAGGCAGTAGAATTTTTCAGTGGGGTTGGAATCCAGTTGGCGGGTCTAGGGGGTTTGATGTTCCTCTAACACCTAATTACTTGGTTGCAACGACATACGTTGGTACAGTAACGGTTACGACATCATAGGAGTCCGTGATGGACAAGAAAGAAGTTAAAGCTATCGCGGACACGGAAGTCCGTGCTCACGAGAAGAAAATGCACCCCGGCGCAAAAAAGATGAAAGCCGGTGGCCCAACTACGGATGACCGTATGAAGTACGGGAAGAATTTGTCCCGTGCCATGAACCAGCGCAGCGGCGCGAGGGGGCGGTAATGGGTGGCTTCAGTATGAAAAAGGGCGGCAAAGAAGTTGGACCCGCTTCGACCTACGCCGCACCGCATGACATGACTGGGAAAGCTGGTGTCGACTTGAGTAACAGCGGCTACGGTAAAAAATCTCGTTCGATGAGCCTTGATGACCTGTGCGTCAGCGTTGGTAACATCTCTAGCAGCGAGTGTCCACCACCCAAGACCTCGGGTATTCAGATGCGGGGAACTGGTGCTGCCACTAAAGGTAAAATGTCTCGGGGTCCGATGGCATGAACTACGCCGATCTGGTCACGAACATACAAGACATCACGGAAAATACTTTCCTGACAAGAGATGTAAATATGTTCATCCAGCAGGCTGAGCAGAAGATCTATAACACGGTCCAACTGCCCAACTTGCGGAAAAACGTGACCGGTACGATTTCCGCAAACAATAAATATCTATCGTGCCCCGCAGATTTTTTATCTGCTTATTCATTGGCGGTTTACCCCACGGGCGGGGCGTATACGTTTCTTCTTAACAAAGACGTAAACTTTATTCGTGAGGCGTATCCAAACCCCACGGATACCGGAACCCCCGCGCATTACGCCATTTTTGGACCCCAATCCGTAGATCCAAAAGAGTTGACATTTATCCTTGGGCCAACCCCCGATGTGCTCTATAACGCAGAGCTGCACTACTACTATTACCCAGAGTCAATTGTCACTGCCGGTACTACGTGGCTTGGTGATAACTTTGATTCCGCCCTGCTAAACGGTGCATTGGTTGAAGCCATCCGGTTTATGAAGGGTGAGCAAGATTTGATTGCGGTCTATAAGGGTATGTACGACAACTCCTTAATCCTGCTCAAACAGTTGGGCGACGGGAAAGATCGTCAGGATGCGTACCGTAGTGGTCAGACTCGCGTGCCGGTGATCTAATGATTATCCAAACCCAGACCACAAGTTTTAAGGCGGAGTTGTATCAGGCGATCCATAACCTGCTGACGGATACGCTCAAGATTGCGTTGTACACCGGAAACGCCACCCTTAATGAAAGCACCACTGTCTACTCCACTACCAACGAAATCACGGGTACAGGGTACACGGCTGGGGGTGTGGTGATTACTGGGGTGACAGTTAACTCCTCGGAGTACACGGCGTACGTCAGTTTTAACAACCCTAGCTGGCCCGCTGCTTCGTTTACAGCTCGCGCAGCGTTAATATACAACGCGAGCAAAGCTAACAGGTCTATCGCGGTGTTGGACTTTGGGGCGGACAAGACGGTCTCTGGTAATACGTTTACCATCGCGCTTCCTACCAACAACGCAACGGATGCGTTGATTCGGTCATCTAATTAGGGTAATCATGGAACAAAAAGCAGCAGCCAAAGGCGTTTTCCGTTTTGAGTGCTTCGGCCCAGATGGTAAATTAAAGTGGGCAGATGAGACGGACAACTTGGTTGTCAACGCAGGTCTTGCGTACATGGCGGGATCGGCGCTGACTAGCGTGACCCAAATCACTACGTGGTATATCGGGCTATATGGTGCTGGGGCTTCAAACACTCCGGCGGCTGGGGACACGATGGCTAGTCACGCTGGCTGGACAGAGATTGTTCCGTACAGCAACGCGACCCGTGTGGCTTGTACTTTTGCTACGGCTACGACGGCTAACCCATCAGTAGCAACTAACTCGGCTTCCCCTGCTCAGTTCAGCATTAACGCTACTGCTACGGTTGGCGGTGCGTTCTTAACAAGCGGCAGTGCAAAATCGGGTACGACGGGTACGTTGTTCTCCGCTGCTGACTTTTCTTCTCCGGGTGACCGTACGGTTGCTTCTGGTGATACGCTTAATGTGACGTACACGTTTAGCTTGACTGCTACCTAAAGGATGGAAGCGTGGCTGAAGGCGGGTGGGGTTCCGGTGGGTGGGGCAT